GCGCCGAGGCTGCCTGCTTGAATCAGCTCCGGACCTTCTTCGCCGGCGATGAAGTCCTGTCCGGGCATGACGTCGCCGCCGCCGGCGAAATATCCTGCGAAGCTCGCGAGCGGACCGCCGCCAGTGTCTCCCGCGGCGGTTGCGCCTTCGGTGGCGCTGCTGGCGCTCATGCTGGCAGCTGCTGCGTTCAGCGCAGCCGCCGCGGCAGAAAGACTCGCCGCTGCGGTTCCGAGCGTAGTGCCGGCCGTGGTGAGCGTGGTGCCCGCGGTCGTCATGCTGGCTGTGCTGCTGGCTGCTGCGCCCGTCGTGGAGAGTCCACTCGAAACGGCGGCAGTACCAAGAGCACCAGGCGGAGGAAGGGCCTGGGGGAGCGGCAGCATATTTTGCAGCTCTCGCTGGTCGAAGCTCGCGATCGCAGCGTTCGGATTGATTGAAGGCGCCGGGCCTGCCAACGTGGGAGGATGGGTGAATGAAGAGAGCATCGTGCTGAGCGTCTTTGTCTCGGCAAACTTCAATGCCATCGCGGCCAGGTCTTCGAAGTATTTTCTCCAACTAACTCGCCCGTGTTCGAGGATCTTCACCGTGTCGTCTTCGAAGCTGTTGAGTCCCTGAGTTAGTAAGTCGAAAGCAAACTTGCCGTTCTCGCTTCCCGTGAGCTGCAGTTGTGCCGCGAAGCCCTTAAACCCTGCGCTCACGGAGGTGCTGTTCTTTTCGAGTTTTTCCAGCTCCTCGCGGAGTTCGCGCACATGTATCGCAGCTTTCGTGAGCTGGTCGCTGGTGAGTGCGACGGCCGCGTTGTATTGCTGCTGGCTGATTCGCCCCTGATCGAGCAGCGTGCGCAGCACAGCCAGCTCGGTTTCCACTTTCTGCGCCGGCGTCTCGATCGACTGTAGAACTTCGCCGGCCTTGGTCCACGCCTCATTCGTGTCGTTCTGCACTTTCTCAAGTTCGGCGAGATCCGCGCGCATGGGTGCCAGGCTGAGCACCGGCGTGGCCGTCGTCGGCGCACCTAAGTTGGGCATGGGTGCGGCGCCCTTCATTTGCTCTTCGGTGGAAGGCCCTGGCGCGCCCGTCATCGTCCACGATGGCGCGGCGAGCGCTTGTTGCGCTGCGAAGAGCTCGGCATCCTGGCGCGCCTCGGCCATCTTCTGTTTCCAGTAGCCCATGAACTCATCGAGACGCTGGCGCGCGAGCCTGAGTTCCAGCGCGCTCGCTCCCGACTCGGCGAGTGCGGCGAAATCGTTCTCCGCTTTCATGCGCATCTCTTCGAGGCCGGCTTCGACCTTGCTGAACGGATTCGCGATCGGCGCTAGCTTCGCGTAGCTCGCCTCGATCTCACGCAGAAGATTTTGCAATGCGACCTGTTGCTTCTCCAGGCGCGCGGCGTAATCTTCACCGGCTGCGGCTTCACGTGCGCCAGAGTTGTCGGCAGCGTTCGCCTTGAGCACGTCCTGAATCTTCTTCAGCAGATCGAGGTACGCCTGCTGTGCGGCTATTTCTGCGCTGTGATCGGGATGCAGAGCGGGCGCCCCTGCGCCTGGGCCGCTATAAACGTTCAGCGTTCGCTTCTGATCCTCGATCAAAACTGCGATCGCAGCTGCAGCTTTTCTGGCCTCTTCCTGGACATAAGCAAGCTGGTCTCCCAGTCCCTTCATTGGGTTGGCGCTGCTGGCGATCGCGATCTCCTCGATCCGCTTCCTGATTTCCGCGAATTGTTTATTCGTCTCTTCCACTCCGAGCCTTGCGCTGGATGTAAATACGACGTGGATTGCGTCGCCAACGGCCGCAAGTGATCGACTCCACAACCCGGAGGCCTCCGCGCCTTTCTTCGCCGCGTCTTCCGCATCTTTGCTCAACTCATCGAGCTGGCGCCGCGCTTGGCTCAGAGATTGCGTGTCGATCTCGAAAGCTTTTTTATCGATGCCGGTGAGGTTGCGTTCAGCCGCGCTCTTCGCGTAGCCGGCCATGATTTCATCGAGGCCGGTTTTCAGTTTGTCGAGCGACTCGCGATAGGCCTCCTGCGCCTTCTGCGCTTTCTCCATCGCCTTGGCGATCTTCTCGCCGACGTCGACGACACCGATTCCGATCGCGCCGAGCACGCCGGCACCAAGGATCGACTGCAGGCCGCTGGCCAGGGCAGGGAACTCCTGCGAGATGATGCGTGTCACCGGCCGCGAAAGATGCACGCCAAGCGCCTCATCGATCAGGCGCAGAGATTCGGCGCCCTCGCGCGAGGTGCGCTTCATTTCCGCGGCGATCCGCTGGCCGGATCCCGAGGCAAAGCCCTCGACGCCCTTCATCTTCTCCAGAAATTCTGAAGGGTCGAGCCCCAGCCGGGCCGCCATCGCGCCTACGTTGAGTGTGCTCATAAAGTCAGTTCTCAGTTCTCAGTTGCCAGTTCTCAGTGAAAACCTTTTGATCTCACTGGCCTGCGGGGAACTGGCGACTGGCAACTTGTTACAGATTCAGTCCTTCGAGATCTCCGCGCATGGTCTCAGCGCAAACTTCGAGCGCCTGCTCGCCGCGCTCCTGCAGCGCCGGGCCCAGCCAGGGATACGGCGGTGTGGTGAGCGTTCCGAATTCTGCTGTATCGATTCGCCCGTGGGCCTGGCGCCGCGCGCGCTGATATTCCAGATTGTGTGCCAGGCCGTGCTCGGGCTCGCGATGTCCGGTTTCGAGGAACTTGCCATAGAGGCCGGGATTCGTCGTCTGGTCAGGCGCCGGCGCTTCGTTCGCCCAGCGACCGCGGCGTTGCCGCGTGCGACGGAATCCTTCCGGATCCCAGCCTGGCCCGATGAGCGCGTAACTCTCGCCCGCTTCCTGATGCACACGCACGACGACGACGACGTCGCCGGCAAGCATGCCCGTGAGCCTGTGAACATTCGCGCGGGCCTGGTCGGCAATGACTTCTCCGCCGGCTTCGAGCCCGTGACGCGCGATTGGCCCAGCGACAACGACGGCGATCGAATCGAGCCGTCGCGCCAGTTCGGGAAGGCCTTCGAGTGCAAAGGTCGTTTCCATGTCAGAGCATTTTGTCAGAGCACTAGCGCAGGACGAAAGACCACAGTTCGCGCACCCACGCAAACGCCGTTGGTGTAGAACACAGCCACGAAGCGCCAACCTCGGCCATCATGGATCAGCCGGATTGTGATTTCATCTGGGATGGACATGGGCAAGCAGATTCGAGCATGGCGAACTCGCTGTCGGCGACCAGGCCGCCCAGGGCCTCATCCTGTTTGCAGCCGATCAGCAGCTCCATTTCTGAATTCAGGATCCGGACGCGCACCCCTTCTTCGGGATCGACGCTCAGAATTTCGCAGAGCAGCTTGCCAAGCGAGCCCTCAACTACTTCGAGGCCGTTGATGTCGAGCATGGCTTGTCGTTTTTTGGCGTCACAAAAGTGGACGCGAGAGAGCGTTTGAACGCGGCCATCTCTTCGGGAGGCACTTCAAACTTTTTACCGCTCTGGATCTCGTCGATGAACTCGCGCATCTCTTCATCTTCCGTCTTTCGAGGCGCGGCGCCGGGCATGAAATCTGCGATGGTGAAGGGCTCGCGATCTTCCGGCCGGTGAATGTTCGCGAGCACGGTGCAGATGAGCGCGGCCGGCAGCCAGCTTTCTTTTCGGATCTCGGCCTGCGCTTCAAACAGCAGCGCGAGCTCGCGCGGCGAGATGGCTAGGAACTCACTGCGCTTGAGGCCAAGCCTTCGGTTGGCATGAGTCCAGAGGCGGACGAGGTCTCCGCAGTCCCAACCGCCTCCGGATCCTGACAGGGGGTCACCGCCGTCAGAATTTTTTTTTCGGCCGTCGCGTCGTCGCCAGCCTTTTTGCGCGGCATCCAATTGGTGAGCGCGCTGAACATGGCATTGTGCACGCGCACGGCATTGCCGAGACCAATGACTTCCGGCCGGTTCAGCTCTTCGATCGTGAAAGGCGATGCCCAGGAGCCGTCTGCCTGGCGCTGATGCAGCCCGGCCCAGAGGCAGGCCGTCCAGATCTCGGAATCTTCTTCGAAGTCGAGCCGGTCCCAGGTCGCGGCACTGAACAGCGAGAGACCAGTCTGCTTTTTGAACAGCAGAATGTTGTGCATCGGATAGCCGATGACGCAGTCCCGGCCGGCCAGCATTAGTTCCACCGGTTTGCCGGTGATGTCTTCCGTCAGAAGATCGGTTTCAGGAGTCTCTCTCAAAAGCTCGGGTCTCGCGAAAAGTTCAATAGGGACAAAATTCTGCCCAAAGATCGCGCCAGGATGAGCCACACGGGGCGTTTGGCGCCCCGGTGGTATCTCAGCATGTTGGAAATCGCCCCAGGCGATCGCTCTTCCCGATCAGCCTAGCGCAGAACGCGCGGCCATGGGCCTCATGGCCAGCCCGCAAGTGCACCTTCGTAACCTGCGAAGGAGGAGAGTTCTGCCTACGACCAGGTCGGAGTGATGACGCCGGTGATGCGGATCGAGCCCGAGAACGGAATCGCTTTGTTGTACTCGACGCCGAAGGGCTTCAGGTCGGACACGAAGCCCAGGAATACGAAAATCGATCCGTCCGTGAGGGTGATCTGCCAATAGTTCGTGGCATTCTGCCCCGCGGCATAGAGGTTCGTAAGCAACAGCTGCGCCTCGGTCGCGTCCGCCGGATTGAGCACGCCCTCGAAAGTCATGGATCCGCTGTCGACGACGGTCTTGAGATATTCCTCATTGATCGTTGGCGAGTCGAGGTTGGTGATGTCATCTTCTTTGGCCTTGAGGCCAGAGGGGCCAAACTTTTTCAGCTGGCCGACGTTCGTATAGCTGGTGCCGGCGATGCCTCCGTTTGCAAGGTGTGATCCTCGTCCCGGATAAGCGGTAGTGGTCATGGTGGTCTCCTGTCGAAAATGGTTTGCTTACAGAATCAGATTGGCGGTCCGGATGGAGGAGTAAAGGCGCCCGCAACGCGCAGCTTTCCGCTGAACGCAATGGCTTTGTCGAAACTCACGTCCCACGGCTTCAGTTCGGCGACGTAGCCACTGAAGGTCCAAACCGCTCCGTCGCTGAGCGTGACCTGGAAGCCGACAAGCGCCATCTGGCCGTGCATCTGGCCAAGCGTCGCCTGCGAGCTGCTTCCGCCGATATAGACGCCGGCGATCTCAATTTCTCCGGAGTCGATCTGCGCCGGAAAAGGCTGCGTGAACGGACCCGCCGATCGCAGGTTCGTCTGATCGGTCATCACCTGCTTCGAACCATCGGGTGCAAACTTTTTCAGCTGTGCCACGCGCACCCAGGCGCTTCCGCTGTAGTAGGAGAGAAACGACCCGTAACCGGGAGACGCTGTCGTCATCGCTCTTGCTCTCTACTGACTGAAGACGCCGTACCTGGCGAGCTTTCTCTTCTTGTCGAAGCCGACCGCGACGGATGATGGTGTCAACCGGATCTCGATCGACGCGCCCACCCAGAGAGCGGAGGTCAAAGTTGCAGTGCACGTCAGGCTCCCGGCAGTCGCCACGGTGTTATCCAACAAGACTCCCCTAAACACTCCCTGCGATCCGGTCTCCCGACTCGTGCCCACCGTGACGGTAAAAGCGTTGCTTGAGCCGTTCGCAAAAGCGCACACGTTATAGTCATTGTTGTCCTGCGTGGTCACCGTGAGCGATGCGCTTGCGCTGCTGGCCGTTCCCGCGTTTCCGGAGAGAGAGGCATTAAAAGACAGGGTTCCGCCCGTGGCGCTGTATTGCATGAAGAGAAGGATCGCCGTCCGGCTCGTTGTCCAACTGCATTTGTAATCCGTCGCTCCACTGATCGCCGTCCCGTAAAAAACATAGACCACAACAGAAGTCGCGGACTCGCTTGCCCCCGCACTCAAGGCGTTGCTGTTATTATCCGCGCAACTCGGACTGCTGATTGTGCCCGATGTGATGAGGAACGGTGTTACGGAATTCCCTGTTGTCGGAGTGACGGTGACCGTGCACGTCGTCACGCCCGCGCCGCAATCCTGGACCGCTGCAGTGCCGGGATTGATCGATTGCGCGCTGGCGTAGCCGGCCGCAAGCATTCCCAGGACCAAAAGAGCTTTCCAAATTCGGATCATGGCGTGATCGTCTTGACCTCTTCCCATTCAAACGTGACAGTCAGAGTCCCGCCGGTGATCGCCGCGTTGCCCATGTTGACCGCAAGCTGCTGGGCAGTACCACGCAGCACGATGGGCTTCAGGCGGCGATCGAAGATATAAATATCGTTTGGCGAGGCCGTCGTCGTCGCCATGCAGCCGAGCTGGTAGGTATCAACGTTGCCGACGGCCGCACCCACCGATGGCCCCGTGCCGGTGTAAGAGAGAGGCGCCGAGATTCCGGAAAAAGTTGAGTCATCGGGGACTACCGTCATCGCGGCCGAAGTGCCGCTCGTGTCGGCCGCTGAGCGCTTGATCATGTTGACGGTCACGTTCCCCGCGGTGGTCTGCGTGCACGAGACGAGGACTCGAGTCACGAGGACCATGTTCGTCGCATTGCCGGGGAGAACCGCGTTGTCGGTTGTGGAGCTGGCAGCAAAAGACTTCGAGGCCGCGAAGCTTGCAGGCCGCAGGCTCGGCTGAACACCGACCCAGAGGTTGCCATCCGTGCCCATGTTGGGCATCTGCTGTGTGCCCTGGCTATACGCGGATCCGTTCGCGGGATCCGTCTGCACGATGGCTGGATTGACCGGCTGCTGCGCCCATCCAGATTCGCTGAAGAGGCACAGCAGCAGAACGATTGCGATTCGCCGCTTCATTTCGCTGCCGCCTTTTTCTTCACAAACTTCAGCGCCTTCGGATCTGGCTCCCAGACTTTGAGGTCGATCGATTTCGCGAGCGCGTATTCGTACCAGATTCTTTGGATTGCCTCGGTGTCGTCGCGCTGCTTCTGTTTGTTGCGCTCGATCTGCACCTGCATGGTCTGGTTGGCCGTCTCCAGCTCGGAGTAGTCGAGCTGCAGGTCGCGGGTTTGCTTCTGCAGCTCCATCGGCAACAGATAGGCCGTGAGTTCATCGGTCACCACGGGCGAGGGAGGCGCTGAGGCAGCCGCAGCTTTCGGCTTCTTCGCGGTAGTCTGCCCCAGCGCAAAAACGGCAACAAAGAAAATCAGCCAAACGAGACAGCGCTTCATAGTTCACTCCTCAGGCGCGCGCGTGCGCGGCAGAGATTCAGTCGCTCGGCATTACCATAGCCCTCATCATCGAGAACTCTTACGCTCAGGGCTCGTCTCTGCGCATCGGGCAGCTGATCTATTTGCGCCATCACCCGTCGCAGTTCGTCCTGCGCGATCATGCTGCGCTCGGCAGATGGGATATTGGCAATTGTCAAATCGCAAAGTTCATCGTTGGAGACTTCGCGCCGGTGTTTCATCCGAGCGTGCTCCTTCGCCGTGTTCCAGAGAATTCCCCAAATCCAGCTACTGAGGTCGGATTCGCCGCGAAAGGAAGATAGTCCTTCCCATGCTCTGAGCAGTGCATCTTGTAAAACGTCGTCGGGGTCGAGAAAAGGAAATCGACGCCGAATGAAGCCGTGATGGTGGCTGCTCATGGCGATCGCAGACAAAATCTCTCTCGGTTCAGTCTCGGGCACCGCGCGGCCTATTTGTAGGAACCATCCACCACAGCGTCGCTCACGAGCACGGCAGTGTTGTCAGAATCGGCAATGCCCTTGGTGAGGCAGTAGCCGATTCCCGTGGCGAACGGCCAGCCTTCCTCCGTCTTCACCGTGTGCTGCGTCCCAGCCTGCGTGCCAACGACTTTCGTGAGGTTCGTGGCACCGCAACTCGACGGAGAGGAAGACGTGTTATAGAGCTTGAAGTAGACGGGATAGGCGGCATTGTTGAAGACATCGACCGAATACATCTGCCCCGCGCTCGATTTGAGGCTGGTCGCATTGTTCGAGGCCGCGGCGACGAAGTGGAACGTGGTCTCACCGCCCGAGGTCTCAGGAACGAGCGAGATCGTGCCTCCGGAGCCGCATCCGGTTTTGCAGTTCACTTCCACATAACCCGAGCCATCCACGGGTCCGAGCACATCGACGTTAACGCCCATGACTTCGGTGCCAGTTGGCGCCGTGCCCCAGGCACTGACTGCAGCCGAAAGCGAATGCGTCCCATCCGTGATGTTGAAATAGAAGGGGTTCGACGCTGTGTTCGCCGAGCCGGTCGGACCGACCTCAAAGACGCCGGAGCCGTAGCTGACTCCTACTGTGTTCGTCACATAGGCGTTGACGCCCTGCACTTCGACGGCACCGGGCGACGTTCCGTAGTTCGAGACCGCCCCGAGGACCACACCTCCGATTTGCGTCAGGTTGATGGGCTGCTGCGCGAGCGCGGAGGAAGCAAAGACAATCGGAGCCAAAAGCAGGGCGAACAGGCGAAGCAGAGAATTTTTCATGGAGATGGTGTCCTTTTTTGTGATGTGGGCTTACTGATAGAAAAGATCAATCACGACAACACCACCCGAGATCGGCGTGGTGTCCGTATCGGCCAGTTCGAGCGTGGTCGTAAATCCGATGCCGTTCGCGTACGCGATTCCCGCGCCTGGCGGAGCTTCCGCAGTTTCACCTGCCTGCACGGGGATGGTCTGCGCGACGGGAGTCGACCCTGGCGTTGGTGTCGTCGCCAAATCGTAGAGCTTCAGGTAAATCGGGTACTCGGTGTCGTTGAAAATGTTCCAGCCGGTGAGCGTGCCCGCAGCGGGCTTGACGTTCGTCGCATTCGTTCCCGCGGCTGCGACTAGATGGAATTTCGAGCTCGGCATTTCGCCTCCTCCGCCGATCGGAATGTTGCCAATGAGCTCCCAGGCGTAGTTCTGCTGCTCGTAGGTGTTGCCGGACAAGAGGTCGTAATAAACATCGTCATTGTTGTGGAGCACCTCGGGCGCACCGTCGCCGGTATAGAGATTCGGGCCAGGCGGAAGCGCTCCTCCGCTGAGGTTGTAAAACGCCCGCATCCGCAGCAGCGACCGAAAGACATAGCTTTCGCCACCAATCTCGTATCCGAAGTCGCGGTCGACTGTATTCTCGGTGAAAGTGATCGTCACACCGTTCGGGAGCGCGACGCTCACCAGATCGATCAGCAGATCGCGGATCGTTTCCGAGATCTGGCGCGCAACAAGCTGTCCGCCGAACTCCAGAGCGGCGTAACTGTCGAACTGGAATTCTCCATCCTTCAGCGCGGTCGTCAAGTCGAGCGTGGTCGCGGCCGGAGATCCATCGAGTACGTTGATGACGATGAACCGCGCCGGAGGCTGCTTCGATGCAGCGCCAAAAAAGAACGCGTTTACGATGTTCGCCGGCGCCCCGCTGTAGGCGCCAGGACCGATCAGCTGCTGGATCGCCGTTTGTAAGGCGAGCTGCAGATAGAGCGCTGGAAGAATCGGCGCCATCGGAAATCACCGGACGAACGCGCACGCGAGCACCAGCAGACAAAAGATCCAGAACCCGTGAGCGTCGCAGAAAAGTTTCAAGGGCATCAGCTTTGCTGGCCGGCATTCTGGCCAACCTCGAAGGCGTAGAGATGCAGCTCGAAGTGCATCTCGTCAGGATCGTCGATCGCAGCGATCTGCAATCTGCGATTTTCCCAGGTGAAGGTCATCGACTCGACAATGCCCAGCTGATATGGAATCACCCAGAGAGCATCGACTCTCTGCGCGATCTGCTGAGCCTTATCGTTTTCCCGTCCCTGCAGAGCGCGCTTCGTTGCCCAGCTCGTCCCGAACGCAGCCGGCGGACCTGTACTGCCGTCGGCAGCGCTGCGCTGCCCCGGAAGGAACAGCGTTATCTGCCGCGTCATTGATCCGATCGGCGCGTATCCGCTGAGCGTGCGCAATGGCACTTACTGCCACCGAACGATTGCGAACTTCAGCGCGGCGTTGCTGCAGCTGGTGTACATGACCTGCCCCGTCTGCTGCCATCCGAGGGTAGATTTCAGCTCGATCGCAGTGATGCCGCTGGCCGCAACGCTGTAGTTGGTCAGGCTGGTATCGGTGCGGCCGTAGGGGTCGGCGACACTCTGGATTGTGAAGGTGTAGGCGCTGGCGCCAGAATTCTGCACCAGAAAGATCTCCTGGCCGGTGACAGCAAAAGAGTTTCCATTCACCGCGTCACAGGCGGCGAAGCTGACGGTGAGGTCGCCGGCCTGCACGGCATAGTTATTGAGCTTGAGCTGAGCAGGCGTGAGCGGCGTCTGGTTGGCGAAGGCCAGCGAAGCGGCGAGCACGAGCATGGAAGCAACGGCAGTGATTTTGCGGAACATTTGTTTTCTCTCCTCTTGGAAAAGTGAACTCAGAACTTAGCCGCGGGTTTGCGCGACGTCGATCACGCGCCAGTGCCACAACTGACTTAGTAAGTGCATCGGGACGATTCCCGGAGTACCGGCGACCACCGGCTCGCGGTTACGGTGCCAGTGAGCCAGGAGCTGCAGCAGCAGCTTGATCAAGCCCATCGGGATCTCGCAGGGATTGTTTGTTGGCGTGGCTGCGGGCGTTCCCCAGGGGACCTGGCCGTAGCCTGCAATGAAGTGCACCTGCACAGCATTCGGAACGTAGAGCACCGGCGGCCAGAATGAACCTGGCAGCGGAAAGATGCGCGGCGGCTCGCTGTCTGCGTCATAAATGAAACTGCCCGTGGGCGCCGGTCCGATGCAGGTCCAAATGAGCTGCGTGCCATCGGTCGTTGTCTGGCCGGGCGTTGTTGCCCATGTCGGCTGCGTCGCGCCCGACATGTAGGTCCCATCCTCGCTGGCGTTCTGGACCGTCGACACCTGCTGCTGGTTGCCATTCGGATCCTCGATTGACTCAGAGAGCGAATATTCGGTGAGCAGAAGCCAGCTGAAGAGCGCGGGATAGATGTAATCGATTTCGCCGGTCTGGTCGTCGGTATAGCTCAGCGAAGTGATCGACTGCAGCGGCGATCGCAAGAGCTTGATCATTTGCGAATAGTTCCACAGCGTCGTCGAGTAGCGCGGCAGCGAGTAATAGGCCGGTGGGTAGGCCATCTGCGACATCACCGAGTCGGTGAAATACGGAAAGCTGTCGAGCGATTGCCGATAGCCCTTGTTGATGAGGCTCCGGCCAGTGATGCGCTCCACTTCCTCGCGCGCGGCCTGCACCAGGCCTGCGATCAGCAGATCATCGTTCGTGACGTTCGGCCCGATGCGCAGCCAATTTTTCGCCTGGGCGAGAACGATCGGTTCAACCACAGGCGCGATTTCTTCGACGATGTAGCCCATCTAAAATTCTCAGCGGCGCCCGCGCGCGCGTGCCGCCGTTTGCGCGACCGCTCGCTCTTGCGCCGGCTGGACCATGGCGCTCTCGGGGTGCGCGCTGCGTGGAACTCCAACTTCTTCCGCGATGCCGCTCGCGAGCATGGCCCGCGCGACGTCTGGCAGAAACTCTCCGACCTGGCCGGTCGCACGAATCCTGCAGGTGACGAGCTTCGCGATCATTTCTGGCATAAACTGCCCTCCAATTCCCGTGGAAACCGACCGCGCAGGGGACAGGTTCTTCCCCACGCGCGGCCCGGCAGGTTTGATGTTGCTCGCTTGATTAGCTGATCGTGACGCCGGAGCTCTGGACTGGGATCCAGTACCCGTTGCGGGCGACCAGGGTGACGAAGCTGCCCTGGGTGCCATTGAATGTGATCAGGTGATGCGAAGGCGTAATGCCGCCGGCAGAGCAGGTCACGGTGTGAGCGTGGCCGCTGTTGTCGATGATGGTGATTTCCAGGCCGTCATTGCCGCCAGCTGAGGGAGCGCCGGCAACAGGCTGCGCGAGAGTGCAGGCGTCAACGCCCGCGGTCTCGATGAAGGAAGTGCCGCAGATCGGCGTCGATTGCGTTGTGCTGAGGCCAGGAGGAAGATCGAGCAGGCCGCCGCCGCCAGTGATGACGTCGGTTGTGCCGGTGAGAACTTCAAACTGGAAGGGCAGGTTGCTGCTCTGCCCGAGGACGGTATCCGCATCGGGCGAGTTCGGCCCGACCATTGTCCCTGGATTTTTCGCTGCAATTTGCGTCATGAGAGTAGCTCCTCGAAATTTGAATTTGGAAACGGTTAACGCGGCCCAGCTCCCGGCCGCTGAAGCGGAGATGGGAGCCGGGCTGCGGAAATTGCGACTAGCTGCTCGCCTGCTGCAGGTAGCAGATTGGGTGAGTGCCGGCGTCGAGCAACTGGCCATCGGCGCGGCTGAAGCCGATATAGGCCAGCTGGCCGTAGTCGGCAAAGCGTTCGCGCAGGGTCAGGATGCCCAGCTCTTTCACGCGACGGATGACGTACTTGTTCACTTCACCGTAGAGAACCGTGTTGTTTCCCGAGCCGGCGACGGCGGGCGTCGGCGTCATGTCGTTGTTGATGTAGTACGGGTAGTTGTTGATCCGATCGGGATCTCCCGTAGCCACGCCCGGCTTCCACAGCGGACGGCCGTATTTGTCGAGCAGGACTTTGATCACGCGCAGCGTTTGATCGTGCATCATGTACGCGGCGCCGCGTCGGTAGAGCGGATCGACGGTGTGCTCCAGGTTGTCGAGATCTTTCGAGCCGATGCTGGTGCCACCGGTTTCGGACCCCCCAGTGTTGCTGGACGAGCCCGAAGCGATCAGCGGAATGCCATACGCCTGGCCCGGAGTCGCGCTCGGCGTGCCGCAAGCGGCGACGACCGCCGTGACGATTCCGTTTGGCTGGTTGGTGCCCGTGCCCACGGTGAAATATGTGTTGTAGGCGCGGCCGAGACGGATCGCCATTTTCTTTTTGAGATAAGCCTCCATCGGGAAGGCCGAGTCCTGCAGCAATTCCAGGCTCAGCTTGATCATCTTCGTCGAGAACTTATAGGCGCCGAAGAGCACCTGGCCGATGGCGACGTCCTTGTCACTCACCTGTTGACCTTCGCCGACGATCTCGCCTGACACCGTGGTGTCGTTGTCGGTGGGGTAGGGCAACGGCTGGCCGGTCGCGGTGTCCATGATCTCCGCAACCTGCAGCATCGGGCCATAGTATTTCAAGGCTTCTTCCACTTCGTAGACGAAGCCTTTGGGCACAAAATAGCCGCCGAGTGAGAGCGTGCCGATGCCCATGTCGCGCTTCTCACGGTCGCTGAACTCCACGTTTGAACCGATCAGGAAGCCGCGGAACTCCGGATTCTGCCCGAAGATGATCTCGCGGTCCTCGACCGAACAGCGGTTCGTGTCGCCCATCTGGAAGGCGATCGAATATCGCCGGAAGGCTTCGAAGTAGCGATAGTTCAGGTCTTCGACGGTCTGGCGGATGTCGGCTGAGACGTGGTCGAGGGCGTTGTTCTTGAAGACGAGTTCGGCGCCGCGCTTCGTCACCGTCACACCGTGCTGGCGCAACGCGCGATCGTAGGCGACGATCGCTGCCGGGAGGTCTGCGCCGCTCAGAGGATCTTGCGGAGGGCGCCTGGTGCCACGCATCTCGGCTTCGAGTTGAAGAGCGCGGGCTTCGCGGGCGTTGTCGGTGCGGATCTGTTCGCGTTCTGCAGTCAGCACGTCAACCTCGTCCATGATTTTGTTGAACTGCGTCTTGGCCTCTGTGCGTTGCACGGCCGTCGACGTGGTAAGAGCGATAGTGCGGCGGTGGGTCTGCGCCTGCTCGTTGAGCTGGGCCAGCTTCTCCGCGATTTCGCGTAGTCGTGATTGACTCATGGTCTTTTCCCTTGTCCCCGTGGGGATTGAATTCGGGACAGCCTGGCGCCGCCGGCGCCGGGTTTCTCCGTGATCCCGCATCCACCTGGGCGATTACGCCCGGCCGCTTCCGGCGCGGATGAAGGTTTTGGATCTTGCAAAACTTGTTAGGCGCTGGGCTTCATGCCTGCCAGACGCAGGCGCGCATCGACCTCGTCGAGAGCTGCGGCGCGATCGCCGTCTTCGTCGTCGACGCCGTCATGCTCGCCCTCATAATCGGGATTGGAACAGTCCTCACAATTACCCGTCTGGCACTCGCTACACTCGCATTCACACTTCGTGTTGCTGCCCGGACCGGAATCGGTTTTGCGCAGGGCGTGTTTAAGCAGATCGCGCTGTTCGACGCTCAGGCCGAGGCTCTTCGCCTCTTCGTCCGAAACGGTGATGCCGTACTTTTTGCAGAGGCGCACGAGCTTCTTCCAGGCCGCGGGCTTTTTGTCGACCGGGATCTTTTGCGTCTGATCGAAGCGCGCGAGCGCATTGCGCAGATGCGACTTGATCTTCTCTTCCGATTTGAACTTCCAGGGGAGCGCCCAGGTTTCGGGCTTCTCGGGATCGCCGACATAAATGAAGCAGCCGGAAGTAAGATCCTCGCTGTCGACGCGCTTCGTAGGCGTATCGCCGCGGTGGATCGAGAGTGAGCGCGCCAAGTGATTGCAGCGCCGCTGGTCTCCGCAGCGGGCCATGTGCATCTCGCATTCATCGCATTCCGCGGACATGCAGGCGCGGCAAGCGCAGCGGCATTCCTGTTCTTCGTCCTGAGCTCCGTCGCGTTCTTCGCGTTCGAGGCGCGCGCGGATCTCAGCCGGAAGACCTTGGAGCGAGAGCGCGGCCGAACGCAGCTCATGCTGCATCTCACGCGATCGTGCCTTCACGTCGGTGCCTTCGTAGGCTGGGAAAGTAACTGGACCCACATCGAACAGATCGACGTCTTCGATCTCGCGCGTGTAGATGGTGACGCCGTCGGTCTTTTCCTCGCGCGTCGTTTGCTTTGTCACGGTGAAGGCAAAGCTGCAACCGGTAATATCCTTGCGCTCGACCAGCGTGCCCACATCGCGGGCAACCTGCGTGTCGGGAAGCTCGCAGTCATAAGCTAATCCGACAGTGTCCTGGTCAAGGACGAGAGTGCCGGCAGCGGTGCGGCCAAGAAGGTTGTCGGGCTCGTGATTGAAGAGGGAGCGGACGTCCTGCTTTTCTTTGAGCGCGCGAGTGAAGGTGCCAGGCTTCACAATCTCAACCACGCGATAGTTTCCGCCGTCCCAGAGCACGTAGTTCTGGTTGAACACCGCAGCATGACCTTCGATGTGGCTTCCTTTGTCGCTGGCGCCTTTGGCGCGGAATCGCACTTGCGCGTCCTTCACGATGCGACGTTCTCTCATGACTGAACCTCCTCGGGAATTTCGGTTGCCGCCATGGCGGCGCGGGTCGCGGCCTGGCGATAGATCTCGATAGCAAGGGCTTTCGCGGCGCGATCGAGCTCGCGATCGCAAATCTCTCCGGCGTTGCCGTTCGCCTGGCGCCAGCCGCCGGATTGGTAGCGGTGGTGCATGGTTTTCAAATACTCGGCGAGGAAGCTGGAGCGCTCCAATCCGTCAGGATCGGGATCGGCGTGCAAATGAGCGGCCGCGAATGGCTGCAGCGCCTCGCCAAGACTTAGAAGAAGAGGCAGGAAAGCCCGCTGGAATGCGGCGAAATCACACTCCGATCGCGCGCAAACCCTGCCAAAAGCGTCGCGGAACAAGCGCGAATAGGCCTGCTGCACGCCGCCGACGCCCTTCGCCTTCTTCGGTTGCTTCTTTTTCTTGCCGTCGTCCCCATCGCCTTCGTCGCCGTCAGGCTCGGCCGAGGGCAGCGCCGGATTCTCGTAGGCCTTGTCTGAGGGCGCCATGTTGATCGGCATCCAGGTCGAGTCGGACCCTTCGCCTTCGAGGGGATTCATGCGCAAGCGCTCACGCGCGTCATTGGGCTCGAAGACGCCAAACTGAATCATCGAGGCGAGGAACTGCCGCAGATCGTTCGCCGCCGGCATGGTAAGTGGCCAGGTATCGAAGAACACTCCGAACTTGCGACCGGCGTTGCGGCCGACAGTCGGAGAAGGAAAGAGCTTGCGCTTAAATTCCTGCTCCCAAGCCTTCAGATCCGCGGACAGCGAAAAGGTGACGAACTCCTGGCCGATCTGCTCGGTGTTGGCGCGCGCCTGCTTCGCCTCGACGCCTGCCATGTGCGGCGGTACGTTGAACAGACGGCAAACCTCTGCGATCTGATGTTCGCGAGTCTGGATCGCCTGCGCCTTGTCAGGATCGACCGACGTCGCCATATAGTCGGCCCCGGCTTCGAGCAGAATGGGACGCATCACGTTCTCGCCGCCGTAAGCTTCCTGGATCGAGCGACGCGTGCGTTCGAAGTCTTCAGGACTGAGCAGGGTCGGGACTTTGAAAATGCCCTGGCCGTGCGCTCCGTTGCCGAAGAACTTGCTGCCAAACTTCTCAGTGGCGAGCGCCAGGCCCACAGCCTGACGCCCCATCTGGATGACGTTTTGTCCGACGCGGCCGTCGAGCGAAAGGCCGGGAATATAAATCATGTCCGCGGCCGCGATCGCGCGCTCGCTGGTATAGCCGTCGGTGATCGGATTCTCCGGGTCGAGCGACATCGTCTCGACGCCTTCGGTGGTCGCGTAGAACATCTCGCCAGCGCGGACAAGTTCGTCGCCGATCAGAAAATTCTTGTCCGCGCGCCTCGGCTTGAAGCGCGCGGGATTCCGCGGCCAGAGCGCGACGGGACGGTTTCCACCGTCGCGCTGGATCTCGGCGCCGCAATATCCCCAGAGCATGCGGTGGACCTGCAGTGTCTTCCGAAACGAAAAGCTCGACATCTCGGGATTCGGCTCGTCGGCCAGCAACTCCCAGAAATCGTGCTCATGCGCGATGCGCCGCTGCAGCCGGCCGTCGGCGTTGATGATCTTCTCGAAGATCTTCAGATCGAGCGCGCCGAGCGCCCCACCCTTGATCTCGCAACACACCCAGACCGTCGTGACCTGCAGCGCCGTGAGCTCCGAAACACGCATCCCGGAGTCGGTGCGGCCGCCGTTGAAAATGTCGAGCAGCCACTCCGCCGGCCAGGACAACGGCGTCTGCGGGTTTTCGAGCGAGGTGCGGAGCTCGGAGACTAGACCCATCTATCGACTCTTCGTTCCTGGCGATCGCAGACCGCGAATAAAGCTCATCAGGATCTCGGTGAACGGAAAAAACAAACAGAACGCGCCGCCGGCGATCGCAGCGTAGGCGAGGCTGCCTCCACGCATCGTCGCAATTCCGGTGACGACCAGGACCGCGCCAGCGATATAGAGCCCGTCACTTTTGGCTTCGTGCCGGCGCCGCGCGGCGAGGATCTCTTCTGCTTTCGGCCGCTGCTGTGGAACTTCGGCGAGCTGGCTCATAGGACGGTGATTGGCGAGCGCCTGTATTCGACGATCGGCTTCGCGATCGCGCGGCTGATGGCCATGATGAACGCGACCATGCCGTCGATGCGCTCGCGAGCACGCGCCTTGTCGGGCTTCAGGTTGCCGGCGGGATCCTGCGTCATGACCAGGTTGTCTGCCATCCACGTGAGCACCGGATTGTTTCCGTGTTCGAACTCTGCCGATGCAATCATCTTCAGCAGTTCTTTCGCCGGATCCGTCATCGAGCGGTAGCCTTGCTGGTGCTCAACCATCGCGAGCCCGTCGCCCTGCAACTGCGTTACGATTTGCGTCGCGTTCCACGGATCGAAAGCTGTCTCCTGTATCCGGAATTGCGTTGCCAGCTTGCGGTGCTCGATGCGGATGACGTCGTAGTCGATGACGTTCCCCTTTGTCGCGATCACAAAACCGAGGCGCACCCAGAGATCGTAAGGAACGCGATCGCGCTTCGAACGCTCAACCATGGCCTCTTCGGGCACGAAGAAAAATGGGAGCACACGAGCCTTTGGGAGACCCGACTGCTTAGGGAAAAACAGCACGTCAGCCGAGAGATCGAGCTTGCTGGAGAGATCGAGCGCGGCAAGACAAATCTTTCCCTTCAGCTCGCTCATCCAGCGGGCGCGGGTCTCAACGGGATCGAACGCAGCACCGCTACACTCTGCCCACTTATGCGGCAGAATCGCGCGTTCGTCCTGTTGAGTCCATACGTTCAGGTGAAGACGCAGAAAAGCGTTGAGCGCGGTGGGATCGTTCTTCGCGCGCTGGGCCTGCTCGCGCAGATACTCAACCTTCACCGACCGGCCAAAATTCGGATTGCACTTCGCCCACTCGCGCTCATCTTCCCAGTCGGCGCCGTCGTCGAGCATGGCAACGAAGGCGAAGAACGTGTCATCCTGCAGGATGCCTTCGAGGATCTTCCGCGCGTACTCGTATTGCGAGTAGCAGAACGAATTGCGGTCCCAGCCGTGCGTGGTGATGCCGAGCATCAGCGGCTGGCGCCGCGCCGCCTGGGAGGTTGCGATGACGTCCCACAGGTCACGGCTGGGATGGACGTGAAGCTCGTCGGCGAGGCCTGCGGAGGCGTTCAGGCCGTGGTGGGTCTCGTCGTCGGCCGAGAGCGGCATGAAGCGCGAGTTCGTGCTGAGGACGTGAAGATTGTTTTTGACCAGGCCCACGCGCTGCGTGAGCGGCGCCGACGCGTTGCGCATCTGCACGGCCTCGTCGAAGATCAGCTTCGCCTGGTCGCGCGTCGATGCGATCGTGTAAACCTCTGCGCCAGGTTCTTTGTCGGCGACCAGAAGCTTCAGGCCTTCGCCCGACAGCAGCGTCGTCTTTCCGTTCTTCCGCGGGACCGCGATGTAGCCCTGGCGAAATCGGCGCGCGCCTCCGGAGCGCTTCCATCCGAAGAGCATGGCGTCGATGAAGGACTGCCAGGGCTCCAGGTCAAAGGCCTGGTTTGCCCACTCGCCTTTCGAATGGTGGAGGAAGCCGAAGAACTTGTTGCTGCGCGCGGCCGCGTCGACGTCGAAGTAGAGCCCGCGGCTCTCGCCGAGTTCGAGGTCGGTGAGGTGCCTCTGGCAGGCGCGCTTGATCAGCGCGTTCGCCGCGATGTCGCCGGCGAGCACTCCCTGGACGTAGCGATCCCAGGCCGGGATCTCGCGCGTCGCGTGCGCGCGCTTAGTTCGGTTTGCGGGCTGGCTGGGCCGGCGTGTCGTCGAGGAAATCCTCGAACGGATCGGCTTCGTCGCTGTCGGCATGAATTTCCAGTTTGGCGCGCGAGGCCGGCGTGAGTCCGAACTCGCTTTCAAAGCTGCGCATGTGGCGGAGCGCGTCGCTGCGCACGCGGACCGCGGGATTCGTCTTCAGATTTCCCGTGCTGGTGCTCTCATCGAGCTCGACAACCAGCAGGCCATACTTTCCGATCGCAGCGCTGGTCAGGATCCACTGCTCGATCGCCGTGCAGTAGCCGGCGAGCGCGTCGCCGTCTGCGATGGTGAGCACCTTCATCGAAAGCAGGATCGGAACCAGCCGGCGCCAGGCATGCTTCGCCAGCTTCGACAGATGCGCCGGCATCGGCGGCGCTCCGATCATCGGTTTCGGCTCGCGCTTGTTGATCTTCCGCTTGCCGGGATTCCCACGGAGCTTCTTTACGGCCGTTGGCTTGCGATTTTTTCCGCCAGAGCCTTTACCACCCATTTTTCATCGAAAAAACTTTTGCTGCGGCGGCGTGTGTGTGGTTGACAACCGGTCGCCGGCGACTCGAGGTTTGAGAATTACCCCCCCTACCCCTTCCGCGCATCGCGCTCTCGCGTGGTTTTCGCAGTGTGGTCGGCATGGCAAACGCCCTGGAGGTTTGATTCGTCATAGAAAAATCGCTCGTCGCCGCCGTGTTGCGCGACATACTGCTCGGCGGGGATGATGTGATCGACATCGGTGCTGGGCTCTCGGCCTTCACAAAGTTCAGCGATCTTGCAAAGTGGATCCCGCGCGCGGATCCGCGGCACAGTTCGTTTACGCCATTGGACCGAGTCATAGAGTCGGCCGAGTCCCGAGGCGCGGCGCTCACGGAGTCGATCGCGATCGGAGTGTCGCGCTCCGGCCAGAGGAACTGCTCGCGGAGCTCGCGTCGGCATGCTTCAGTGCGCCATCCGTGCCAGCACAATCTTTACGAGCCACGCGATAACAAAACCTTCAGCTGTGACCGCGCCCATCAGCACCCAGACTTTGACGTCGGCGATGCCCAGCATGCGCCGCGTCTCGATCAACTGACTTTTCATCTTGTCCGCATCGCGGCGACGCAGTTCCAGTTGATCGAACGCCTTGATGATGTCGCCGGGCAGCCGATCGATTGGACGGCGCAGATATTGGCGGCGCCATTCTTCGGGGATGCGCGGTTGCTGCGGTTCGTCGACGTGCTCGCGCATGGCTGAACTAAATGACTCCCACAAAGCCATGAGGCCTTGCTCCCTCGCAGCGCGCGCAATGAAGCAGCGCAACCGCGAACCGATCCCAAGGACGAAAGAATCCCCACTGCCGCGCTGTGCCGCACTCAGCACAAGCCCACATCTGCGCGCCGGCATCGTTCTCGATCGTGACCTGGTCCCGCAGCGCGACGCGGCAATTGCGACACAGCCTGAAGTACCCGCGCAGGCGCGCAGGAATCGACGAGGGATTCGGAACTCTGGTGAGCGGATTGGCGACAGTGATGCTCATTTGAAATGGCTTATCCCCACTGATATTCGCTGCAGCACGCGATCGCAGCGTCGCGGCGCGCCATGGCCCACGCGATCGCTTTTTCGCGAGGCAAAATGAAGCGCACACCAGGAAGCTCAGCAACAGGGGCGAATGAAAGATCTTCTTCGGAGGGAAATACCGGGCGGCGACGAGAAATGAAGTGCTGGATGCCGGCGAGACGAAAGGCGCGGGCTAGAACGCTCTCGCCGGCATCAGTAAATTGTTCTGCGGTGAGGAGCGAGTCTGGAGCGATGAGACGAACGACGCGCCGGCTAATGCGTTCCGCAGCCATGCGTCGCACCATCTCATCCGCAACATCGACGGGCACAAACGTGGTGGGACGCGCAGAGCGCGACTCGTAGTGAGCTAGGATGCCAGCGTTGTGAGACACGTAGGGTTAAGGGCCTTCGACACCGCGTAGCGCGGCGATGCTCTCGGGACATCCAGGCGGAGGGGGGAATCCCCGAAGTCAGAATTGTGCACTGCCAGAGGAGAAAACGCAGCGTTACGAAGGTTCAGGTCCGCGCCGGCGCCGTGGCTGCCGGCGTTCCCAGCGACGATGGAGAAACCACGGCACTATCGGAACCGCGCTCGTGAGGTCATGACCATTGAGTGCGAGAACCACGGCGATCGCAAGCCAGACGGTGCTGAGCATCATGGCAAAACCTCACTTCGCCGCGACGATCTTTTTCGGCTTCTTCGGCATTTGCAGCAGTTCGAGCGTGAGCCTCGGAGTGCGGTCCAGAATTCGTTTCGGGTCAATGCGCTCGGCGCGCACGCTGAGATGAGCAGCCTTCATGATGCTTCTTCCCTCCAGATTTTCTGGCGCGTCTCGCGCGCCTGATCCTCGATTCCAATCCACCAGTTCGCTTCCGCTTTTGCGCCCGGAAAAATAGCCGATGTTGTAGCCGCGGCCATATCCATCCTCACGGCCGCATTTGTAGCCGATCTTGTAGAAAGCAACCGAGATCAGCGCTGAGGCGATGGTTACGCCGACGACGAGGAGAAAAACTTCGAGCGGCGTCGTCATGTAGTACCCTCCATCTCCACAAGGCGGCGAAATTTCACCACTCCGTCCTCAATTATTCGGCCGTAAAGATGAGACTCGCAGTAATACCAGCGGCGGAATCCGGGACCGTGCTTTCGGAAAAAGCCGGCAACAGCAGCGTTGTGGCAACGACCGACGCTGGCGCGGCACCGATGACCATCGCCGCCGACTGTCCATTGGGGATCGGCAAGCCAGACCCAGCAATAGCCTTTCGGAGCTTCGTCTCTCACACCGCCCAATCCGAGCTCTGGCCACACCGCCTCTCCATGCCGCGTCACACCGTCACCTCTCTTTGCGCTTCTGAGGGAAAGTAGGGGATCTCGTGATCCCCGAAGGCTAACGGTTGACCGCAGGATGGGCAGTTCATCCACGTCGCTCCGCGATTTCCTTTTTCACCGCGTCGGTCGCCTCATAGGCGGGGTACTTTTTACGAAAGAAGATCAGTACGGGTTGTAGAACGGGATAGTTCTCCGCGTCGGCGTGGAGTGCAGCTTTTGCGAGCGATGCAATGAAGTGGCCGCCGCGCTGCTGGGCGTTGCCGAGCCATTCCAGAAGTTCGCGATCATCTTCCTGCGCGGTGAAGCGACCATATCCGGTTGCGGTCATGCGCTTCTCCCGATGAAAAACTCAAGCTGACTGGCCAAGAGCGCCGCTTCCTCATAGGCTTTCTCGACGCAGGCTGGAGCAGTGCAGACCGGCCCAGCCGGATCGTCGATCAGCCACCCGCAAGGCATCACGCCAATCGCAACGTTGGAGTCAGTTGCGAGCATCGGCTCAAGCCCCGGCCCTTCGCAGATCGGGATGGCGCAGGGCTTCGAGTCGGTGCAGCCGCAGAATTTGCAGGTCATGCGGAAACCTCGATTCCGAGGAGGTCTAAAAAATCGTGATGGATGACAGAGGCAACGCGATTTTTTCCGCGAGGTGCATGAATGAGATCGAGGATCACGCGGAGGCATCTCCCATCCCGAGTGTGGCCCACGACTGTTCCGTGCCTTCCGCAACTCGGTTGGAGACGCGCGTTGACAACGACGCGTGCTCCCTTTGGAACGTGGGCAGCTTCGTTACGAGTCATGCGCTCCTCTTCTCCTCTTCCGGCGACTCGACCACCACAAACAGATAAGCCTTGAAGTATCCTGCCCAGCGATCCAGTCGGATCATCCCGTTCGAGAGCACCTCGGTCACACGCAGCGGGGAGGGCTTCGCGCTTTTCGCCAAGGGAGCGAAGACCACGTAGTCGCCGGGTTTCATCGGGGAATCTCCGCTTTTGAGTTGCAGAGAATCCCGTCAAGGTGATCGCATTCGTGTTGAATTGCGCGGGCGAAAAAATCTCGTGCGGTGAGTGTCCGCTGCTTTCCGTTCAAGCCTTGGAAGCTGACTGTTACCACAGCGGCCCGGGAGATCGGCCATTGCGTCCCCGGCATCGACAAACAACCCTCGTCACCAACCTGCTCGCCACGGGAAGCAGTGATTCTCGGATTGACCAGAACAAGTCGTCGGTGAGAATTGGGTCCCTGAATCGTATCGATCACCGCGACTCGCAAATGCGATCCAATCTGCGTCGCGGCCAATCCTACGCCCCGCGCCGCGTACATCGAATCCCACATATCATCGACCAGCCGCCAGAGGCCATCGCCAAAATCTTCGACCAGCAGGCAACGCTCGCGCAGAATATTCAGGCTGACTTCATCGGCCTGCGTCAAAATCGCCCTCACAGTCATTTACGTGATCTCCGAAACATCGAATAGCCTTCCTTGCCGAGCCGCGCCCCGCTCTCCGCTTCCAGACAGAGGCGGGGTCGCGCCCGCTTCGTGCAAAACTTCGAGATTCTTGATGCACTCCAAGCATGGCCCTTTTCGCCCATCGTCGATGCGGTGCTGGGTGAACTTCTTGCACTTCGCGCAGGGGAAGGCTGCCGAGATTGTCTTGCGGGTGAAGTGCTCGGTCATCAGAAGTGCTCGCTTTCTTGTCCTACAGCACAGGCCCTGCAGCAGCTCGCCGGCGCCGGCGATCGAGACGTCGGCCGGCGGGATCCGGTTGGGCAAGTTTTCGTTTCCGCCCGAGATAGAACGTCCGCACCGATCGGCCATCGCGCCAGGTCAAATACTGATATTCACCAGCTTTCACGCGGATGCTGGCCTTTGCCATTGTGGAAGCAAACAAGCTGCTCCCCCTGACTCGAACGTAGATATCCGGCGCCATTGCCCTACGTTTTCCCGTCGATGTTTTCCGGCCGTTTTTTTCAGTTTTCACGATCGTCATCCTCTGTAGGGCAATTCAGAGGGGCTGTCTGCGCTCACTTCTACCGGCTGCGATACAAGCCTTTCTCCCTCCACCCGGTCGCGTCGTACTCAGCCCCAACTCGAAAAGTCACTGTGCAATGGCTACCCACGCCGTTCCGAAGTGATCCGAGAAATCTGGATTGACATAGGGCGCGCTCACGGTGAGCTCACCAGCACCGCCAGCGATTGCCTGATCGCAGAAGGCATTCGAAGCGCTATCCGTGATCGCAACCGCACTCACCGCTGCTGAGCTGGCATCCGTCGCAGTCCATTCAGGAACCGGGCACACCGGCACATTGTTCAAGACAAGCCCAACTCCCCATTGCTCGGTGCTGCTGAGGGGGTCGTTTGCGTTCCCAGCCACAGCAACCGAAAAAGGCGGATTCGGCGAAAAGTATTCTCTCGCTGAAAGCTTCCAGGGAGCGGTGAGGACTTTGGCGTTGCGCGTCACAATGACGCTCGTGCTGCCAGCGACGGGCGAAAAGACGACGGCGCAATCCACAGAGCGGCCGCCTGGTGTGTAGCCAGCGCAGCCCGAGAGATCGCCAGGATAGCTATCGCCGGCGGAGAACTGGACGTTTGCAATCGTCTCCGGTCCAGCGTCCGGGTTATTCGCTTCGAGACGAATGACGACAGGATTGCCGCCGAGCGGTTGCGGAAAATCGAGCGTGCACTGCTTAGTGCCCGGAGGTTTGCAGTTGGCCGGACTGATCGTATGCTGCGCGATCGTCCATTGAGCCCACGCTGGGAGCGCCAGCGCGAGCGCGAGAGCGAACAAGATAAAGCGTTTCATTTGAGACTCCTTTTTTGCGTCTACTCGACGAAGTTCCACAGCGGCTCAACTGAGATATTCAGCACGTTAGAGACGGCCTTGGTCGCATGGTCGGTGCTCTGGCTTCCGCTCGCGGTGACCTTCACGGCTTTCGATTTATCCTGTGCGCCGATAGCGGCCATCACGAGCCCCCGCGCCGATTGCCGGATCGTCTCTTCGGGCTCTACACACTTGCTGCCATACTCGAACTGCTTCGAGATCTCCATTGCGACGGCGCCTGCTTTCCCAATTGCTTGCACTGACCACGACATAGTCCACCCACCTTTCTCCCTGATTGCGGGCAGGGACCCGAAGTGCTCTCGCCACCAGATGCGCGGCGTAGAAAATGAAAATCCCCGGCAGAATCCCCGTCGTCAGGGA